GACTCTTCTTCCGGGTATCTGGAACTCATTTCGCATAGCTTTTTGATCAGATCATTGCTCATAGCCGGTTCCATCTTCTTAATGCGCTCAATCTACCCATGCGCGGCTTATGAAACACAAATGGCTTTACGCTTGTTTCAGCTTTTGCTTGCGCGGCTTTTTCTTTAGCCGCCGCGACTTCTTCAGCCCTTTTCCTACGGATTTTTTCGACACGCGCCTTTCGCGCGGATTCCTTTGCTGCCTTCTTCTCTTGCGCCCGAATCAGCTTCTGTCGCTCGCGCTCGGCTAACTTTATCGCTTTCTCTTCTGCCTTGCGAGCTTCGCGTGCGGCTTTTTCTTCCTCAGACAGTCGAGGCCCACCACAACGAAGAACCGCATCTTCGGGCAACCCCTTTAGCCTGCGATACCGCTTATGCGATCGTTCATTACTTTTGGCACGATAAGCTGCGGCGTATTCCGGATCCTCCGCAAGGCGCTTCTTTACGCGCTCATGATGCAGTCTGTGCCTGTTCTTGTGATACTCTTGCTGCTCTTCAAGAGACTTGCGCTGCTTGGCAAGATAAGGAACGTCTTCACCACGAATACGCGCCTTATAACGCTCCCGTTGCGCCTTGACCTTATCAGGGTTATTCTCACGCCAAAGTCTTGTGTATTCCGCCCTATCGTTCATTTATCCGCGCCGTCTCAAAGAATATATTGCTGTTGATTTTTGTTCTTTGCGTCATGCCACGCGCGAACGTGGAATCAGCGACAATGATCTCCAAGATCATCATGGCAATCAGCCCGAAGCCAATAATGGCGTCTGCTTTGCGCATATGTATCTCCGTGATTAAACGTAGTCCCCCGGACGCTCAAGCGTCTTACGACAAGGGGGGATCCACTGTAGGGAGGTTGGCTTGAAGAGTATTTTGTCGGACTCTTTATACCAAACAAGCCAGCAGTAAGCCGTTGCCGTCGACATTTTGGGATCTATCCGACCGCGGCCCATTGGAACACGCTCAGAAAATTGAGCGACGACATCTGGGGGATTAAACAGAAATAGTTGATTATATCTCTTAACGCCTTCGAGAAAAGAAGTTCGCACAAGCATGGCGTATCCATCCTTGGCGATACGATCAGCTTGCTTGATAAATTGATCCGCCTTATTGAAAGGAGGGTTTGTTATGACCCAATCGCAAGGAAGAACTTGATCAGCGCGAATATCCAAGAAATCAACCACGTTACCAAGTCCGTAATCGTGGACATCAGATTCCATGACATATTTGAAATATTCATTGAGCGGCCTCGACATATATCCACGATTGGCGGCAGGCTCCCAACACATCAATTCTTTGACGCGAGCCGGCTTAATCACATATTCAATCAACGCGCGCGTGGCCCAAGGCGGCGTTGGGAAATCGTCTAGGCTGTCCTTGCTTTCAAACCGCTGAGCGACAACAGCATGGGATCTATTCCCGCTGGTATTCGTCATCTTTTATCTCCATATCAATCTGTTTTATAACGGTAATATCATCGGCAGGTTCAACAGGATACCCTTCGCCTTCCCATTTGTAAAGGCTTGCGTATGCCGCGTGAGGATATCCTAGATATGACGCAAAAACCCATCCCAGATCTTCATACGCCCTCTGGCGATGATGTGGGACATACTTGTAAATCCCTTCTTTGCTCTCGCTGTCGTTCAATTTTGTAATAGGCATGGACGACACTAGTATGATCCCTTTTGAATATCTTTCCGATCAGCGGGAACGACGCGCCTGTTTCGTGTCTTGCCCTCCACATTGCATATTGCCGGATATCTGCAATCTTTCTGTTGCGGGCTGGGCTAACGAGATAAGAGACGGGGACGTTGTTTTTTTCGGCTTCCTCTTTGAGGATATCACGCACAAATATTTTAGTCATGACGCACCGCAAAAATGAAAACGGGCGATATTTTTACCGCCCGCTTTAGCCAGAATCAAGAAGCTGTTTGAGCGTCTAGTGCGCTAATTGCGTCGATATTAAGCGGCGCAGTAACGATGTTCTGAACTTTCTTTTTTGCAGATATTTCTACCGGCCGAATCTCGGCCTTCTTGATGGCGTCCTTGCGCTTATAAGAAATCTCAGGCGAAACCGTCATTCGGCTTGCGGCATAGTCCTGAGCGAACAGCGCCGCAAAAGCTTTGTAGTTGATCCCATCGAGGTAGTTATCGACATTGGCGGGGTCGGAAAACATACGCGCGTCTTTAACGCATTCCATCAGAACGCAAACTTCATAAGGATGGAACTCGCGGCCAATGCGAAGCGTAAACAGCTCGGAGATAAGCTGGAAGTTGTTTTCTATGCCGCCATAACCAGCGCCACGCTCCTCGATGAGCTGGGCAGACTGGAGAAGCATTTCTTGCGGATCATTAGCGATAGACATTATTGAGGTTCCTTTCGATACACATTAGGTTCGCTGTTTAATATTTTGATCTTGCCAACAACACGATGGTTTATGGCCATCATGCCGCGGCTATAGTCCGTGTTCGATTTTGGATCTTTATAGAACTCTTCGACGACCACGAAGTCATTTGCTGTTAGCGCCTCGACAAACTCGTCCAGGCTTTTCGATCCTTCATGCTCAACATTGACCTGATGAACAAGATTGCCTGAATAGCTTGGCATATTGAGCGTAACGAGAAAGCGCATTGTCCATCCTTGTGAAGTAGCAGAGAAGGCGGCCTGCCGGTCGACCAAGACAATATCAGGTTAATGATAGTGCCGCCTTCTCAACTGTTATCGGCGATTAGCCAAAATCATCGTCTCCGCCGGCAGGGGCTTCAACTTTCGTCGAGCCAGTCGCCGGAGGCGCAGAAGAAGAAGACGTTGAGGAGGCCGACGAACTACGCGCCGTGTAAACGAGATCGTCGGGACGCTTTACCCAACCCGTGATCTCCCATACCGGAACGTAGTTCGTGGTCTTCAACGCCCCTCCCGTCGAAGTCTTCGCGACAGAATCTTTCAGTTGAACAACGGGCAGCTTGCCGGGGTTGTCCTTAACTCCAGATTCGTAAGCGTCATGAAGGGCCTTAGCTCCGTCGAGAAAAGCTCCGGCGTTCGAAGCAAACTCTCGGACATCACCGCCGCATTCTTTGGATAGTTTAACGACGAAGCGCACGCCTCGCTTAAATCCCTCTCCGGCAGGCTTGTCGACGGAGCCGCCGTCGGCGTAGCGGGCCATGCGAAACTCAGGAGCGCCCCCAGAAGGAAAGCAGATCCAGCCAATCTCGACGTTCTCGAAATCAAAAATAGCCTTAAAGCTCTTCGTGATATCCACATCATGGTTTTCACCATTCTCGCGGTCACGACGCGCCACACGACCTGAGCGCGCATCATATTTGATGATCGGCAGAAACGAACCGCCTTCGCCGACACCGTCAAAAAAGCCACCAAAAGCCATTGTAGTTCTCCATTTACATTATGCGATGATCTGGCCCATCGCTTGCCTTCGCCCTGCGGGCAATCTCTGTGTTAGCGCAGGTTGGGATGGATGTTCTCAAGCTGCTCTAGGATTTCGTCAACTGTGTCTGTAACACGATAATGATCACCCGTGCTGTTAATATAAACGACAGACTTACACCAAGGATGATACTCCTTGTCATCTTCATCAGGATGAGTGATAGAAGCTATTTTATTTGCCTTAACCAAAAGGCCCTTTAATTCTTCGTTATCTTTCTCTCCAAGCAACAAAAACCCAAACTTATTCTCAGGAAGCTCGCGCATATTTAGATTCCCCAAATTTCATAGACATTCTGACGGACGATCGGATCTTTGAAGTAGAAGCTGTCTATCTCTGGGACGACATGCTTCGCTAGTTCATGCGGATCAGGCGTTATAGATAAAAACCGTTGGATCGCAAGACCGATTCGCTCCAAAGCTTTGACATGTTCAGATACATTCTCAACCCGATACGTCGCAGACTTTTTCGGCGTGATGTAAGCAACCCGTGGGTCAATCTCATTGCCGCGCGCAACAGCATACAGTGAAACCTGCCGAGCATGGTTGGTGGAGATTTTAGATGGTAAGGCATGCGTCGTTTTCAAATCTACCAAAATGTTGTGATTCGCCCACTCAACATCATAGTAACCGATAAAGGGAACTGCGATCGAGTCAAACCGATACTCAATTTTACCTTGGGTAGATGTCGGCTTTCCGTATCCGCGCAACTCTTTAAGGCCCTGCTTAACCATTTCAGGAACGGCTGCTTGCTCCTTGTCGCGCGCCGGATCACCCGAAAGGGCCGAGAGTGTCCAAAATTCCTCATTCGCCACCTTTATACATTCATTGTCCGTCGCTCCGGTAACTAATCCATGAACGACACCCGACTCAACTGCTGTTCCTCGATGGGCTGCTGCGCCAACTTGACCGCGTTTCTTCAGGCACTTGTCGAGCACAAACATGGCCGGAGAACCGACAAACAGATTGCAGGTCGAAGGAGAAAGGTGCGGGATGCCATAAGCCACAAATGGGTCGTTAGCTGTCATGCTACCTCAACATCAATTTCGATTCGCTCAATATCTAGCGGCGTGCCGACAGCCGGTCAACAACAAAATGCGTCTTGCCAAAAAAAGTGAACAGGACTACCGTCTGGACCCTCAGCCGGCCAAAACTCACCCGCGTGCCGATGGCTCCTTTGTCACGCAACCGGGCCGGCTGAGACTTAACTTTATGGAGATTGATATGGCGAAGCGTAAAACAGACGTGCAAATTTCTCTCACCGATTGGGAGCTTCCAAAGCTTTCAAATAAAATCGAAGACCTTACTGATAAAACCAGAGCGAAAATCGAAAAGGCTCTCGATGAGTTTACCGATAGTTTCTATGAAAGAAAAATAGAAAACCTAATAAAAGATACTGTTTCTGATTTTTTTAAGTATGCAGCAAAAGATCAATTCACCGCAGACTTCTTCTCTCCTAGAAAAAATACGGGCGAGATAAAATTCTACTTATCATTCAGTGACTATGATTATGTTGATTTCACAACAACGCTTAGGACGGAAATACAGGCGCTTCTTTTGTTATATGCAGACAATGGGAAAATTGTTGATCATCACCATCAGCATTTTAGAGAGCTTGCTGAAGAGCTTAAGTCGCTGTCTATTCTTATAGAAGGCAAACTTAAATGACATATACCTGCATCATGGGCCTTGATCCCGGCATGTCTGGAACTGTTTGACATATGAAAATAAAAGTGCATTATTGCGCTAAACAGGAGTAATGCACCATGCCTAATTTCGCTGGAACAAGATTGATGGAAGGCCAGTCGTGGTCGAAGAAATGGCCGAACATGATTGATTGCGGCAATGGGAAAATTAGGGAGCCCTTTGAGTATAGGGGCGGTATGCACAATAGATATTATCAAGAAACATTTTGCACTTATTGCGGATCAGAAATGCTTGCATCCGAAAGTAATTTTAAAAAGTCTAAAAATTCTTTCTGCTCTGCGGAATGCAAATCTTCTTTCACTATAAAACAAAACGAGGGTAATAAGGTTTTTAAAAAGAGGCCCGGTGGAGATCACCATGTTTTGGTGAAGAAATGGGATCATCCCAGAGCCGATAGGCATGGCTATGTTTATGAGCATTTGCTTGTTGCGGAAAAGAAGCTTGGCAGACCGGTCATGGCATCAGAGATTATCCATCATATTAACTGTGTGAAAGAAGACAATGATCCGAAGAACTTATACGTTTGCAAAAACTCAAAAGAACATTTTCTGATACATGGCTCGCTAAACAAATGTGTAGCCGATCTAATGGATATCGGTATTTTGATTTTTGACACCAAAACCAAACAATATAAGGTGAAAAATGACATACCGTTGCATACTTGGAGTTGACCCCGGAGTTAGTGGGGCAATTGCTTTCTACTATCCAGACAGGCCGCATTTAATATCCGCCTATGATGTCCCGGTTGTAGATAATTCAATAAACGCATCTGCGCTTTATGATTTAATCAAAGACTATTCTCCAGACTTAGTGGTAATCGAGCATGTGCATGCGTTTAAAGGTCAGGGCGTCACCAGCATGTTCAACTTTGGAAAATCGTATGGAACTGCGCTTGGCGTTATTGGCGCGCTTAAAATTCCTACTATTCACGTTAGCCCAACAAAGTGGAAAAAGTATTTCGGCCTCTCGGCTAATAAGGAAGAAGGCAGAAAGCTTGCAATAGACAAATGGCCGGCTTGCTTACACTTTCGCCGCAAGAAAGATCACGGGCGCGCAGAAGCGGCGTTGCTTGCTGTATATGGCGCGCAGACGCAAAGATAAAAAAATAAGACCGCCTGAGCGGTCTTTAGTTAAGGGAGGTCAAGCAATGCCAAAGAGATCACTGGTTGACCCTTGCTTTATACGCTCACTCATGTATGAGTGTCAATGACCATAGGTCGATGTCGGTGGGGAACCCCGGCATTCAGAAGCGAAATGGAGAGAAACAATGGATTATCCTATCTACGTTTATGAATTTTACGTTATGGATTTTGGTTGGGATATGTTTCGAACTATCCCAGAAATGATTGAAAAACTAAGCAGAAATCAAAACGAATATCATATCCTTCAAGAGTTTCTGTCCTTCTGCGATTTGGCGAAGGCGGCTGCTGAAAAGGCCGAGATCA